CATCCGACCTGGCCAGCCAACCATTGTGGAGAAGGCCGGACAGTCAGTATATGACTTCAAGTTCCTTGCGCCCCAGGAGCTTGTGGAAACACTATCCCATGAGTGGGGTCCGTTTGAGTCTATTAGCCAGTCAATCCAGCAGATGTATGGGCAAACGCTGGTCGACTCGTTAAACGTGTTGAAAGCCGCGAAACAAAGCCTTTCTGAGAACTCGGAGATTGTAAAGGACATGTTAGCCGCGGTGGCTAGCGGCCAACTCAAATGGAATCAAGTAAAGGACACAGCATCAGAGTTGGTACGTGATTTTATTGAAGGCCAGGCAGTTCAACCCTGGCGTGTCGATACCCCATTAATCTACAAGAATACGGAGCGCCGGACCTACGAGTTCCCATTTAACCTGATCTCGGTAAAAGGTGATCCATACAACGAAGTGGTTGAGCCGGTTAAGCTGCTTATGAAACTATCCTGTCCGGAAAAACCGGAGGATGCAACCACTGGCTACAACCCCATTGTCATACCGCCATATGTGTTCAAGATTACCACAGCCACCGGAGATGATTCTGATTATCACCCGCTGATACATATACCTTATGCAGCACTCCGATCGGTGAACCCGGTATGGAAAGGTCCTTACATGGACAATTTTCCGACCAGGTGTGAGTTACGGTTATCATTACAGGAGATAGAACCGGTGTATGCGCGAAGCATTGAAACCAGCACGGTGATAAAGGTTGAATCCACAGTTCCACCGCCTGCCATCTGGGACTATGAATAAATGGTAAACCCCAGCGTAAGGGAGTAATAGCATGATAAAAGAAACCACCAAGACATATGAATCCGTCAACTCAGGCAAATATCTCAGCGGAACGTCATTCCTCAAGCTGTTCCCAATACTGAGTGACAATGGGGTGAATGTGTATAACCTGTTCCGACCCTATGTCCTGAATGAGACCATCTTCAATAACCGGAACTTTGATCCCACTGTGTTGTCCAACGGTGAATGGTGGGAAAACATAGCATATGACTATTATGGCACGGCGGAGCTATGGTGGCTCATGTGTCTCGCTAATAAGGTGGTGAACCCGTTTGAGGAAATTGATGAGGGTGATGTGGTGTACCAGTTAAAATCCAACTTCCTCAATATGCTGGGGTCTGATATGGAGAGGGTGAGGAGCCTGTGAGAGAATACCAAGAGACCAATTTCAGCGTAATACTCTTTACTGAGCGGACAGGTAAGCCGGCTGTGTTGGAAAACAACTCTATCAACAAGCTGACGTTCTACGAGGACATATTCAGCATGGTACCTCTTGCCACCCTTGAGTTTGTTGACAGAGCTGGTTTGGTGGAAGCTGGCCCCATAACAGGCCGGGAACTGGTTGCAATAGTCTATGGGCCGGGAAGTCAGACCAGCCCTAATGAGGATTCAAGCCTCCGGCACCAGATGTTTGTCACATATGACATTGATTTCAGGTCGGAAATACAGACCGCTGGTGCTGGTGTCACGGTGGTCACTATGAAGCTGGTCAACCTGCTCTATATCACCCTGAACCATGGTAAGTATAGTAAGTCCTGGCTCAATAAGAAAGGTAGTGAAATCATTACCGACATATGCACCAACATGCTTGGAGGTGGTCAACCAACAGAATTTGTACTGTTTGAACAGTCAGAAGGCTATATGGGTGTTAAACTGGATGAGAATAATACCGCTCTGGCCTTCCCATACTGGACCCCTGGTGAAATGATCAAGTGGCTATTGAACAGGATGCAGAGTGTTACATCACCTGGCTACCTGTTCTACTGTAATACCAAAGGCTTCAATCTGGTGACATTGAATACATTACTAGGTGGTACACCAGAAGATCGGGCCTATTTCTTCACCGACACGAACCGGGACACATATTTTGATGAAAACAGGATACTCAACTGGAAGATGTATCCACCCTCGAACCAGGCGTTGACATACCTACCAGGTGGCATAATAACAAGCTCAAAGTTTGAGGGTAAGGACCAGCGGGAGGACATCAACGTAGGTTCTCAGGAACCAGACCGGTATACACAGCTTGGCGCTAAGCCCCTGTATAACATAAGCAATAACGTCAGGTCCCAGGTCAACCTAATGGGTGGTGACTACACAACGCTAAATGTGTCGTTCCGTGATAAGTGGATCAAGAGGTACATGAAACAGTTACAGTTTGACCTGATGTTGAAGGGCCATGTGAAACGGTATGCTGGAATGATGATAAAAATCATATGGCCGGCAATGAAAAGCGGAGCACAGAACCACATGTATAACGGACGCTACATAGTGAAATCGATTCAGCACATCTTTACACCAGGCGAGACACCGGCTTATAAACAGATGGTGAGAGTGGTAAAGTCCAGCTATGAGGACACTCAAGCAGGGGGCACGTTATGAACAAAGGCTCGTTCACAGACAATGTTATAAACACTGGCGGCCTTTACGGAATCTATCGCGGCGTGGTGGAGGATAACAAGGATCCACAGAAAGCCGGTAGATGCAAGATACGGGTGTATGGTATACACACAGACTCGGTGGTACAAACAGGGGATGATGGGATACCCACGGCTCACCTACCTTGGGCTGAGGCAGCAGGTCCTATATTTGGTGGATCCTCCGGCATAGGTGTCTTTGGTGTGCCGGTGCAGGGAGCCAGTGTGTTCCTATTCTTTGAGGCCGGTGACATTCTGCAACCACGCTACTTTGCCACCGCTCTGGGTATCCCATATCACGGCCAGCCTAGAAATACCATTGGCGATGCGGATGCCACGGTAGGCTTTGTTGATCCAGATGGGGTGTATCCAAAGCCTGAAAGGGCCATGGCCCCAGACTCCGATACCGGTGGCACACCAACCGACTATACAGAGGTGTATGTTCTGAAAGGGCACTGTGGTCATATGATCCAGCTTGACTCCACGCCAAGCAATGAGTGTATAACCATCAGGCACGGCTTTACGGAAGCCTTTATCCAGCTCGACTCCTCTGGTAACATACAGATCCATGCAGCCCCTAGCGCATCTATAATGGACTCCACTGGCCAGCGATATATCATTACTACCGGTGACCATGATGTGAACATAAGTGGGGATTACCTTATAGCCTCCAAAGATTCCAAGGAACAGGTTGCGGGGAATAAGAACGTGCTTGTCACCGGTGCTCGATCAGAGACCACGTTGGAAAACTGGGACATGAAGGCCAAAGGGGTTAGTATAAACTCAAACGGCGATGCACTGGTGGCTGGGTCTGGTGATGCTTCTTTTGTGGCTGGTAATGATTGCCTGGTAAAATCGGCCGAACGGGATGTACTAGTCAAGGCCCTCATGGGCAACGTGGAACTCAATGCCATTATGGGCCAAATACAGGGTAGAGCCATGACCGTGGACATCCAGGCAACCACCATGGCGACATTTACAGGTTTGCTGACGACCGTTGGGGGATCAACATCCAGTATAACCTCCGTGACTGGTCAACTAGTAATGATAGGATGATAAACTATGCCAACTGTTGAAAACATATGGTCAGAATATGAGAAGATGATGGCCACACCAACACCAGAGCCTTCGTATGGTACCCTTGTTGTCCAGAGGCGAGGCACTGTAGCCAGCCCTACCTATGGTGTGTCCTTCACCCCGTTCAACACGGCCGTAACCCAGATCACTGCTTTCACGGACAAGGTGGCCCAGTTACCAACGGATGCCGCAAACGTAGGTACTGCGGTAACAGACCTGGTCAACTATATCCAGACCACCGGTAAGAATATACCCATATCATTCAATGTGAACGACATCATAGACCTCAATGGCCTAACGATAAATTTTGACATTGCGCTCTCTGTTGGCAGCTTATGTGGCCTTGAATCCACGCTACCAACCAATGTCCTTGGTGCCATCCAGAACGTCGGACATGCTGTACTCCGGGGCCTAATTACCAACGTGATGAACTACCTGGACAAGATCAACCAGGCCTTTGCCTGTCCTACACGGATGCTCAACAACCTCAACACCTGGATGGGTAACACCAAGGAATCTGTAAAAGTTCCATTCTCCAATGAACGGGCGGCCGCCATGAAATCCTTGAGAGCTGCGCGCCGGGAGCTGAAACTGACCAATGACCCAGCAGTGAAGATACAGATCAACACCTATATGAATACTATTGGATCACTGGACAATAAGATCCGTGGCCTAATCACAAAGCTGGAAGCGTTGGAACGGGCCATAAACATATTCAAGGTTGACCTAGAGAACTGTGCCAGGCTTGGCGTTGGATTGGTCAAGAACATAAAGAGCATTATGGCTGCCTGGCAGAAGGACTTCACCTGCATCCAGACCAGGTTCAAGTCTCTCATTGAGTCGTAGGAGGCATATGTTACCAATAGCACGGATGATGGATATGGCGGTAGGAACATGTGTGGGTCATAAGTCACCAATTAGTACCATGGGCTATGTTATGGCCATGTGTCCAACTGTGCTGGTGAATGGGATGCCAATAGGTCGCCAGATGGACATGGTGATGACACTATGTGGTCATGTGGGATATGTAACACAGGGGTCAAGCAACATAATGGCCTCCGGGTTACCAGTGGCCAGAATGGGTGATATGGTATCAGGTATATTTACGGGCTACATCGTGAGTGGCTCATCAACTGTATTGTGTAAGTGAGGGAGTAGAGCATGCCAGACGTAACCAGCTATATAGGTAAAGAATATCCATTGATGAACTATGGCGCACAGGCTAGTGTTTCAGCGTCCGACGGGCCAAAGGCCAGGCTTGAGGCCGAGAGGGATGAATTGCTGGATATCCGGGCCTTGATTGAGGCCGAGTGGAGCGACCTGGTGGACACCTACTATGCCACCGTGACCGATCCATATGAAAGTGAATCACCGTCAGCATCACCACCTTCCGGCTCTACAGTAACCAAAGGGGTATCAAAGTATAGTCAGTTTGGCGCCTTTCAGTGTTGGGTGAAGGTTGTGGATAATGATACCGCGGAGGAAACCTGGTATTTCTGGGGGCCAAGCGACTGGACTGTTATGTCCAATGATGGTCCTGAGCCACGGGCTATGGTGATGGAACCAACTAGCTGGATGATAGGTTCCGGTGATGTATCATACCTTAATGGTGGGGCAGTATTACTAGCAAAACACAGGTTTGGTGAGGACGCATTGGTATCAGTGGCCACCGCTGCTTATAGTGTTGAACATGATGAAACGACGATGGGTATTGAGGTGGAAGGAACACTGAATGGTTCCCTGCTTAGGCTGGAAATATTAGCCACGGATGGTTCCCCTGCGAGCGACTCGGATGTTCAGCTGGCATGTAATGACCTGAAGTTCATTGATACCCATATATATGGTCTGCCATCTACCCAAGGCACCCAAGGTGTGGTTCCAAAGATCAAGGCACTTGAGCGTGGTAACAGTGTGATGACAAGCAATGTGACCGTGTCCAACCAGATCAATGATTTTTACAGGGGCAATAATATACTTGCCACAGACTATACGACATGGACACCCTTGACCAGTGCTGCCGACATCAAGTATGTCAATACGTCCGGTGGAGAATGGTTGTATGGAGATGATATTGACACCCTTGACCAGTACAGTATAGCCATTAAGAACGATATGACCGCCTCAGCTCCATCTGGTACCAACTTCCTACTGGATATGACAGTAGAAGGTGTTTCAAGCCACCGATACACCGCGGCTCTATCGGCTTCGTATCATGAGACCGCTTTGGCTCATTATACGGAAGTGATATTATCGCCTGACATCTATTCAACAATCAACTTCAAGGCGGTTACAGCGTCCAATGAGTTTGGTGACCTAATGCTTGATAGTGATCTGGTTAGTCTGGAAGTAAGTGGTGGCTCAACATACACAGACCTGCTCTATAAGAACCAGCTGACTGTATGGATTGGTGGTGTATCGGCTTCCCAGTTACCGTTGGATCTGGGTTCCGTGCCTGCATCTGGTCAGCCTACACCAATCACGGCGGCCTACAGTTCTGGCCCGGACAATTATTTCAATGTGTTCAAAAAAACGGATGGTGATGATCCATTCGCCGGATACACTGTGGTCAAGCTGGAAAATGGGTTACCGATTACTTACCAAATAGATTACATCAACACGGAGTGAGACCATGCTAACATTTTCATCATCAGCCAGCAATTATGAGCTGTTTGCCGACTTTAACGTGGATATGGAAAAGGATCCAAACACCTATGACATACTGAAGGACATTGATGTGGAGGCTCTAAAGACCTCCATACGTAACATCCTTATGACACGGAAGGGTACAAGAAGGATGCAGCCGGAGTTTGGTGCCAACCTGGAAGATAAACTGTTTGAGCCTCTGGATACCACTACGGCTAGAAGCATAGGTGAGATCATCAATGAGCAGATCGAGATGTGGGACCCTGATATCCGAATCCACGGAATAAATATAGTGGCAGATGAGGTCAGGCTAAGATACAACGTGACCATTACATTTTCCACAAAAACGTCCAGCATAAACACTACCACAATCAAGTTTATACTGGAACAGAGATGATACTAAATACCATCATGGAGTAAAAGTGATATGTCAACAACGACACAAACGCTTATACCAAGCTATTTGAATATGGACTTCGCCACGGCTAAGTCCACGCTAATTGAGTTGCTTCAAAAGAACCCAATCTATGCCAACTACAGGCTGGATGCAGAAGGGAACAACATCACCATACTGATCGAACTGATTGCTTACCTGAATCAGCTCACCACGTATTATACCAATATGTTGGCCAAGAATCAGTACCTCTCCACATCAGAGCTGTTTGAGACCACCCATATGCTGGCTGGTCATAGTGGCTATAACCCACAGGGATACAGATCATCCCAGGGGGTGGTAACGGTGACCATAGACACCTCTGCCGCCGGGCTTGAGGTAAACGATGTGATCACCATTCCCTCCTGGAAAAAGATGTATTGCACGGAGCTAAGCCACCCTATAACAGGTGAGGTGATCCAGTTCGCCAACACAATCACTGAAACCAGTACCGTGGCGACCACTGCTTCCGCTCTTACCATGTCTGTATCTGCAAGAGAAGGAGTAATTACCTCACTAACTTATCATGGTAGTGATATAGAAAATGACTATAGGCTCTACCTGCCTATGCAACCCTATGATTATGGTGATGATATAGACAATGGTGTGCCGTGTATGGTGCTATTTGTCAATGGGACCCCTTGGACCAGGCTGTCCGACTTCTATGAGTCATCGTCCGGCCTAACGGAAAACAACAATGTCTTTATGATGAAGATAGACAAATATAAGAGGTACTTCATTGAGTTCTCATCCAGCCGTAATGTACCAAACAACCAGGATGAAATACTCATTGGCCTACTCAAGACATCTGGTATATATGGCAATGTGCCCTCTGGGAGTATTATCAACAGTGAGTCCCAATTCGTATATAACGTGACCGACAGTGCTTGGGTTTCCAATAACTATGTATCGTTATCCAACTCAGTGGCCACAATTGGTGGAGCAGGTGTTGAGACGGTTGAGGAAATCAAACAGAGCGCAATAGGGTCCTATCACTCCCAGTTCAGGAACGTGAACAAAGACGATTACATATCACACCTGGAATCTCGGGCTGATGTAGTCAAGGCCACGGTTTGGGGTGAACAGGATATAAGCCCATCTGGCTCAACGGCCGACTACAACAGGGTGTACATGTCACTGATACCAAGCATATGGGACGCATCGACCATATCAAGCACTACCACATCGGCCGGACTTATAGTTCCATCGGCATACAACACCACCTGGAAAAATGTTATCATGGAATACCTAGAGCCTCGGAAGATCATAACCACCTACGAGGAGTTTGTGTTGCCTGATTTGATATACTTTTCCTTCATTGTTGGCCTGAAGATCAGAACCAACTATACCTTCGCGGCAGTTCAAGCGGATGTTGTGGCCAAGCTAACTTATTATATGCTGTCATCCAGAAGGTACTTCCATGACATCATATCTCATACAGATATTATTGACTTTATGATGGACACCACCATTGAGTCCGATAGTGATGATTTTGATTGTGTCAAGGGCCTCCAGACATTTACTGTTCGGGACATCATAAGGGATAATGGCGCCATCAATGCATATGGGTCTGCAACTTTCCCATATTATATGACCGCCCTGGAAGCAACATATGACAACCAGATCAGGCGGATACAGTTGGGGTATAACCAATTCCCAATGCTAAACACATTGACCTGTATACAGGAGTACTAAGTGCCTAAGTTTTCTGAAATACCATTCTTTGCTCTCAAGGATTACTTCACCAGGCGTGATCCGGATGATACCTATGCGCTGCCGGTGTTTGGCCAGGTGCCACCTTCAGGCTCTTGCACATTGCGTGGGCCAAACACCGGCTTCACAGCCTTAGGGGGTTATGGTATAGAACTGTATATCAAGACCTCCAATGACTTTTACCGCCTAAAAGGCGTATACAAGGTATCCTCAGAGGATAACGATACCACTAAGCTATATTCAAGAGAGTCCCTTGAGGACGCCTTTATTAGCTTTGGCAAACAGAACAGGTTCAGCTTTGAGCTTATCCCATCAGGCTCCGCTTACGCCGGCTCGGAGTTTACAAGGGATGAGCTATTCCTGCAAACTGATGAAGGCAATTTCGCCGGATCAAGCATATACGTCAAGAAAGGTACACCCATCTATGATTACTTTGTAGACCAAGGATACAACGATTTCATCAATGTCAATAAGTCGTTCCTATACATTGGCAAACTATGGCCTGGTTTGACCGATACAAGTATAGACGTATACTCGGAGCATTTCAAGGACTATGTTTACAAGTGCTTACCACCTCACAACCGGTCTGACAATTATGATGAGTTTCTTGGTGTGGCGTTCGACCAGCTGTATGGGCCTACCTACAACCTATTGAAGGATGTTCACGCCCTGGCTGACCCCTTTGAGGTCAAACAGGAATACCTGATGTATATGAGGGAGATGTATGATGTTCCATCAATGGGCGGTAGCGATATACAGGAGAGGGTATACCTGAACAGGATCAGCACTCTGCTGAAACGGAAAGGGACCTACACACAAATATATGCCATATGGCGCATTGTCAATGACACCATCAACCGGCTTAATGTATATGAACGTTGGCACACCTCTCTAGCCCCATCTTCAGTGCCCTATTCATACTTTGAGGACCATCTGTATACCAAAAACCTGCTTTACCAAGAGGCAACACCTTCTGGTGGCGCCGGCCACCGGTATTACAGAACCACATACCCCGTCACAGTGTTCAGTGATACCCATACGGGTATTGATGTTCCTTACCCTATGTATGGGTCCAGTGATTACGCCTTTGATGTGGATACGGTTTTCATGGAGACCTCCGGTGCCAGCTCTTGGAGCCTTACACATGGTCTAAGCAGCCAAACGGATATAATGGTTCAGGCCTGGGATGCAGACCTGTATAACATATGGCCCGCAACACTTACCAGGGATTCCAAGCTGGTAACCAGTATCACTAATGGTTCCACGTCGGCTTCCACAATACTGTTCAATGGAGCGCAAACAGGATATGCCTTTGCAGCATCAGCGGACTATGTGCATACAGAGTCAATACCATCCACCGCTTGGTCCATAACACATGACCTGAACAATATGTACCCAGTAGTGGATATTATGGATACCACCTATGTCCATCTAAGTCCATCTGCATACACCATTCAGGCTATCGATGACAACAGCCTGACCGTGACCTTTACTGGTGGGTTCCAAGATGGATATGGCCTGATAGGCACACCAGACTACACCTACACACAGACCGCGGCGTCGGCTTCATGGTTTGTGGAACATACGTTAGACACGGACTTTAACCTAATCACGTTATATGATGCTGACACGGACCAGGTGATGTCTCCAAGCGCAAGCCGGTGCTACAAATGGGCCAATGGCATACTGGTAACATTTGACTCGGCAAAGTATGGATATGCCTCGTTGAAGTCGGCAGCATTGGCCTCTGAGTCCAGAGAGCGCATACATAACCTTAGCAAAGAGCTATCCACCCATGTGAAGATAGAAATCGACCTCACAGATGAACCTATGGAAAACAATAGCATTATCAGTGAGGACAGGCTCACCAGGCTCAGAACACTATGGGACAAATTCAGACCGGTAGCCAGGGTGTACCACTATGGTATGGTGATTGGGCCGTCGGTAGATTTTACTGGTAATGAAGTACCTTTGTATCCAACTGGTAGAGTGGAATTCAACTCCAAGTGTTTGCTGGACCCAATAGTCCAGGTACCAGACTGTTATGTAAAGCTTGTGGCCACTGGGACAAAGATTGTAAACATATTCCATGGCTTGGACTATGAGGATGTTATTGTCCAGTGTTATGACCCCAATAACAATATGGTTCAGCCTTCCGAAGTATACCTCACTGGGCCAAACACGGTTAAGGTAATGTTTGACACCATGTATGATGGCTACATTACCATTAGCAAAGACACAACCACAGTGGAAGTTACAGGGGCCGCGTTGTCCGGTTCGTCCTATGTATGGGACATCACCAGTATGCCGGCAACAGCTGGTTTCACACATATACCACAAGTCACCGATGCTGATAAGCACACATTAGTACCGGATGAATTGGTAAACCTGGGATCATACCCATTGGTCCTATTCAGCGAGGAAGTATCGGCGGGGTACTATATGGCGGTTTCAGCCGGTACATATAATTTCCATGTGCCTTCTGGAGGCTCACCATCCACACAGATCATGCACAACCTCAACGGAGAGTCGTTCCAGGTCAGTGTTTTCAACAATGAAGATGAGTATATCTACCCTAACGAGATAAGTATTAGCAATAAGGACACCATCACACTGGCCTTTGATTCCGAAACACTACCTGTCTCGGGTTATGCGATCATCAAAAAAACATCCAACATAGGCTATTTGGCTAATTATTCATTTGGATCTGTCAAGCTGGGCTATGGTTCCTCGGGTGCCAGGTATAACCCCGTGACCACCAACACCCTACAAAGCCCGTATCCTGAAACCTACACCATAGCCGATAGGGATATTGATGAGGATGACCAATACTACTATATCACTATAAATATAGATGAGAACATAGACTATTCAACCAACGGTATCAGAGAGGTTGGCATATACAACGATACCGGTGAAATATTGTTTTACTCACATTGCGGTACCATTGACAAGCCGTTAGGTGTGTCCTTGAAGCTGTACTACAAGGTGAGAAAGCGGGTCTAAAGGAGATTTGAAACATGGCACGTAGTCATTATTGGCAATATTTGCTGAACCAGGAAGGCCAGCCAATTCCTTATGCCACCATTCAGTTATATGAAGCAAGCACCACCACGCCGGTATCGGCCTATGCAACCGAGGTTGCCACATCCATTATATCAGCAGGTGTTCTAACAACCAACACGGCCGGATACTTTGATTTCTGGGCGGAACCGAGCCTATATCCAGATGGTATGAAATTTGACCTTCTCTGGTCTAAGCCTGGTACAATTACCTCGGGTGGTGTATATGATGTATATGTGGCTATAGTCAATGACCAGGTTGATGAGGCCGACACGGACACCACCAAAAATAAGCTTGTAAGTAACAACCTGGCCCGCATTTGGGAGGCAAAACCAAAAATCTTGGCTACCTCTGCCTCCACTTTTGTCTCTGTAACCGCGGGTGCCATTGAGACCGGTTATGACTATTACTATGACGTGGATCACGCTTTTACCCAAGGTTACCCGGTGGTACATGTGTATGTCAATGAAGGTAAAGCCCTGAGTAACATACCGGAATATATTGATTCGGATACCATCAGAGTATGGATGAAAACGGTGGATGTGTCAGGCGGTGGAATACACAGATTTACATTAGTGGGATAACATGCGCCTTTTGAATTACCTGGAAAAAGCACCTCTCACACCCGAGGCCAATACCTTTAGGGCCATGTCAATTAAACTGACAGACAAACCAAGGGACTATTCACCCATACTCAATGTCCTCAAAGAATCCAGTAAGATAGACAACATTATCAGACGTATAAATATAGAACTCAAGAGCGTATACACCGGCAAATACAGCTTGGCTCTATGTTTGGAAGAGGGAATACAAACCGAAAAAATCAAGCTAAAAGATAAATGCATGGAAAAATTAAAAGAGCTACTATACGAATCCAACACAGAGCTGGCAAAGTTCAAAGAGTCCATCGAACAAAATCAATAGCACATTTACAAAGAAGTTTCAATATGTTACAATTACAATATCATCGTTGTATATCAGGAGGCTCAATGGCGGTTAAGCGAAAACGATCAGTTAATTATGTGGATCCAGTAGAATTGTTAGAGGAAGTCAAGAACTATAGAAGCACCGGTGTTTGTTCTAATAGGTTAGGTAAGTTGTTGTTGCTTATGGCCACTAATTTCGCCTCAAAAGGAAATTGGTCCGGTTATACTTGGAAACAAGATATGATTTCCGAAGCGGTTCTAACCTGTGTAAAGTACCTCCAAAACTTTAACCCCGAAAAGTCTTCCAACGCATTTTCTTATGTTACTCAAATACTTGGTAACGCCTTCAAACTCACCATCATAAATGAGAAGAAACATATACACATTAAAAATATATGTCATCAAGCCACAATGCTTACCCCATTTATGGAGGAGAGTTCATATAGTGAGAAATCGTTGGACTATGCCAGCATCCAAAACAGGGTAGCAGAGGATCAGATAAACACCAAAGAAAAGCCAAACTATTTGTGGGTCGAGCCTTTACAACAACCTCAGAATATAGTACAATAAGTTATTACATCTCACTGTGAAAGGTTGTGACCATTGAAAGCTGTTGTTCTTTCGGACATACATATAGGGGTTCATAAAGACTCGGAGCCTTGGCTAAGTCAAACCAGATCACTGTTCAACAATATAGCCGACACATGCATTAGGGAATCCATTAATACCATTATCGTGGCCGGTGATATGTTCCATGAAAGAAAATTCCTAAACATACAAACCATGTGCCGAACAATGGAGATAATGCTGGGGCTTCACCAATTCAGGTTCCTCTTACTTGTTGGCAATCATGATACATATTACAAGCACATCGTTTGGCCTCATAGCCTATTTATCTTTAATGAGCTACCTAACGTCCAAATTATATCGGAACCCACTGTTATAGAGGATTTGCTATTCTTGCCCTGGAGTACAAAGCCATACTCATTTTCCGACTATAAAGAAAAGATTGTGGTTGGTCACTTTGAAATAGATGGCTTTCCGGCCACCTGTTCGGATAACTTCGTTGGGGGCTATAAAACCAAAGACTTTACCCAGTTTGACCTGGTCATATCGGGCCATTTCCATGTGCCTTGTCGCCGGACAAACATCCTGTATTGTGGAAGCCCGTTCCACCTCACAGCCTCAGACAGAGGGTCAAAGTGTGGTTACTATATCCTCAACGGTAGCGATATTCACCAGATTGAAAATCCGGACTATGCCAGGTTCATCAGGATCACCACGGAGGATAAGGTTACTAGGGAGCTTATAGAGGGTAACATAGTGGAACTGTTGTATACCAAGGACTATGGTTCACTTGGCAATGTTAGACGCATGGAATATATACAGTCATTGAACCCCATGCGCTTAACGACAAACTTTACCAATGTATCTATATGTCAGATGGATCCACAGAAACAAGATCAGGTTGAAATTATCACCAAGAGCAATAGAGACATACTCAAGGAATACATTGATACCATTCATGTTCCTAAGCATATTAGGAAGGCTGTGCTGAATGGTATTGTGGATAAGCTACTAAAGGAGATTGGTACCTAACGGATTCCCTTATAAACCCTTCCCCTACCCGCAAACTGCCCACCACACAGGTATATCGTTTGTTCTGTGTCATCCCAAAAGCCGTCGATGATATGTGGTATATCGAGGGTCTGGACAGTATACCAACTATATTTATATGAATGTTTACAACAGTCAACCTACATGCTAAGATATATCCAACAATAAGCGAGGTGAATATATGGACGAATATTTTGAGAAACGAGTGCCAACAATCAATGAGGTCCTGGTAGCCATGAAGGCTGTCAGGGAGCGCATCACGGATCTAAAGGCTTTGAGGAGCCAAACGGCCACGGAAAGCCGGTTCTTTGGACAGTCTGAAAAGACTACCACACCGCTCTATGATGTAAAGAAGGTGGACCAAAAAATCGCAGAGCTTCAAACCTGGTGTACCAAAGCTGATGCAAGGATCAAAATGAGTAACGCACAAACACAAATATCTGTGGATGTAGATATGGAGAGGCTCTTGGCTCCTCTGGAGTAAGAGTAACGGAGAGTTGGGGTATATCTGAGATACTTGCAGGCCACCAGCCTTCCAGCGTATGTTGATACCGCATCTTATGATAACCAAATTATATTGTTGTGGTTTGTTTAGGCGGTAACATCTTGGTTGTGGTTAGTTGTTGTAACACTGCTATATTCCAACCTCCTCTCCACTAAAGGAGCACTATGAGTCTTTTTGCCTATAGATGGTTACCTCGGACCATCTTACCCAATTTATATCTGTTCGCGTATGACATATACATAGGCATCAGGAACATTATACGTTGGACACCTGTTATATGGTATGATCGGGACTATGATTGGGCCTATTTGGCAGGAATCATGGAATACAAGCTCCGGCGTATGTCCAAGCTGTTCAAGGAGCACGGTCACCATGTCAATTCGGATCGGGATGCGTTGGAAACCCTTATATGCGCGGAGCTTCTACACCGGCTTATAGAGGATGATAACCGGAGACAAAACGACTGGTATTGCAAAGAATTTGGCCGCCGGCTAGGTAAATACATGCTACACTGGTGGGATTAAAGGAGGTAATATGGCACCATATGAGGATATCATCAGGATTAGTAACGTCATTGAGGAGGTCACGTCGGATAGCCCTACACCCTATGATCCATCGGTACAGGAATCCAAAAACTCATATTCACCATTGATAGCTCATGCCCGGTGTGAGCTGGAATTGTGGAAAATGTTTTGGAGCTGTTGAGGGTGTTTGTTGGCCAAGGCCATTCCGGCTTTTCGGCTCCATATTGTATCGATCTGTTCAAGAAGCTGGCCAACTGGGAGGTATTGACCCCATTAACCGGTGAGGATGATGAATGGATCAACCAAACAGCATTGGAGCCTGGATGTTACCAAAATAAAAGATGTTCACATGTCTTTAAGGACAAGAGCGGCACATATGACATACAGGGTAAAGTGTTTATTAGACCGGATGGATCCGCTTACACAAGCAAGGATAGTCATGTGTCAGTAACATTCCCATATACACCAAAAACTGAATATATCAATGTAGAGGAATGAAAGGAGTGTAACCAATGCGATACGAAGATGTAGATAGTAGTGTAGTCAAGGTGTTGGATGAGGTACGTAGTACCTGGTTCAAGGAGCTTAGCCAGGCCAAGATCAAGTGTGTGTTTGACCTGAAGGAAAGGAAGAGCAAGGGCCGGGTGGTTCTGGCAAGCATTAGGAAGACCAATGACCTGCTGCGCCACCTCACGGCAGAGGAGGCCAAGGATGAGTTTGGCTATGACTACATCATCAGCATAGACAAGGTGGTATGGGAAGCCATTGGGCCGGAAGACCGGGTGCGACTCCTAAGACATGAGGGCCGACATGCCTTCTATGTGGAGGATGAGGATGCCAAGGATCCATATAAAATCGTTGACCATAATATACAGGACTTCATTGAAGAAGTAAAGTTGAACCAAGATGATCCTGGCTGGGCCATGAGAGTGGCCACGTTGGCTGAAGATATATATGCCCAGCGGAAAGAGCAGGAACAAGAGGCCAAAAAGGCGGGTAAGCGTAAGAGGGGACACTCATTGAAAGGGTGTGCTAACACTAGCTCTAAGAAAAAGAAGATTGCGACGAATGTCAAAATATTATACCGAAAAAAGACTAAAGGAATCTAATAATGGATAACGAAAAGGGTTCTATTTTTGTTAAAATTGCTACTTCCGTGGGGGAATTGGTTAAAGCTAAGAACGCCGCTTACGGGGACTCATTCTCCCAAAGCCATAGGATCATTGAGGTGCTATACCCTAATGGTGTTAAACCCGAGCAATACAGAGATATGCTAGCCACCATACGCATTGTTGACAAGCTCTTCCGAATTGCAAACCAGAAAGATTACGGGGACGAGTCGCCGTGGCGGGACGTCGCTGGTTATTCAATACTAGCCTTAGCTAACGAGGCACCTAAGTGAAAATTGAGTTCCAATCAACCACCTTCAAAAATTTCCTCACCTTCGGGAACAAAGAACAGCACCTTGAACTCAAGCCAGGTTTGACTCTTATTACAGGCCTGGACCATGCTACCGGTAGGTCTAATGGAGCGGGTAAATGTGTTGAGGGTTTTACAATGATAGATATATGTATAGAAGGTCAAGCGGAAACCGATTTTTTGACTTTCCTGCGCCGTTGATATAAATAGATGTATCAAATAACCGGAGGTACATCATGTCATCGAAAACATCAAGGTCATCAGGTTCACCATATACAGTAAAGCATTGGACCGACAAGGGTCTAACAGAAGAGGAAGCAAGGTGTGAAATCCAAAAACGCCGGCCATCCAATATGCTTTACTGGACCAACAAAGGCTACAGTGAACCCGAAGCAAAACAAAAGGTTCGTGAACACCAAGGCCTTCGGAACAAAAGCCGGCTGAAAACCAAAGAAACTGATCCGGATCAATACTATAAAAGTCATCCAACACGTATTGAATATTGGTTAGCTAAAGGATACAGTGTTGAAGATGCTAAATTGAAGCTTAGTGACCACCAAGCCACCTTCAATTTAGAAAAATGCGTCAAACGTTATGGTGAGCTAGAAGGCCAAAGAATTTGGCAAGATCGGCAAGATAGATGGCAAAAAACCCTTAACAACAAATCAGATGAAGAAAGGGCTGCCATCAATAAAAAGAAAGATTGCATGAGCGTTGGGTTGTTTATTGAAAAATATGGTCCCGAGTTAGGTCCCTCAAAGTTCAAGGAGGAATGCAAAAAACGTTCCTGCTCATTGGAAAGTTATATCAAAAAATTTGGCGAAAGAGAGGGCCGTGAGAGATATAAGCAATTTAGGGAAAAAATTAGACGATCCAAGAGGTTTACAAATTCATCAATTTTTTCAAAGGAATCATTAGAGGTGTTTATACCTCTCTATGAATGGTTGTTATCACGTAATTACAACCAAACAGACATCTTTATAGGATGTAATGAGCTGGGTGAATATCATCTTTTTGGAAATATGACAAGCATAAGTTCTGGAGACATGCTAACTAAGAACTATTTTTATGATTTCACTGTAAAAAGCCTAAACATTATGATTGAATATAATGGTGAAAGACATCATCCTAATCCATCAATGTCGGAAGAAAAATGGGAAAAATGGAGATCAGCGTTTGGTAAAAGAACCGCCGATGAGTGTCATAAATATCAAATGAACAAGATAGGAGTGGCAAGAAAGGCCGGATTTGATGTTTTGGAAATATGGTCATCTTCAAGTTTTACAAAAAATATAGAAATATGTAAGGAGTTCATTGCCAAACATGAACATAAGTTGTAATGTTCAATCCATATGTGAATTTTATAGTATGTATCCTGAGCATATTGGACAAATTTCTGTCCACACACCATATGGATATAAAAAGGTATTAGCGGCAGAGAAAGTGGAGGTTAATTCCCCCACACACCACATAAAAACCGTCAATCACTCACTTACGTGCTCTCCCGAACATCGAATTTGGTCGGATGGATGGAAATTTGCCAAAGACATAAACATAGGAGATATAGTATCCACTATCTCTGGAGATGAAAAAATTGTTATTTCGTCTCCCTTGGAAACAAGACAAGACCTATATGACATTCAAGTCGAAGATGTGGAACAATACTATTCCAATGGCATTCTCTCGCATAACTCTGCTTGCCTGGATTCCATTTGTTTTGGCCTATATGGCCGAACGAACAGGTCGGTGCTCAAGGATCGCATCGTAAACTGGAAGAACCGCAAAAACTGTGAGGTTACAGTTCGGTTCAAGATAGGAGCTAACCAATACAAGGTATCCAGAGGCATAAAACCGGACTTCCTGGAAATCTATAAGGATGGGAAGCTGATACCCCAACCACCTGATGTACGTCAATACCAGAAGATGCTGGAAACAGACATCTTAAAAATTGACTACCAGATGTTCGTTAGCCTGGTACATATCAACCTCAACCACTATGTACCGTTCCTTCAGATGGACCTACCAAGGAAACGGGCTTTCATTGAAAAAATGTTTGGCCTGGAAATGTTCTCCGACCTCAACCGGTTAGTTAATGAAAAACTCAATATGATGGAAAATCAACTCAATATCCATAATGCTGAGAACACATTGAAAAGCAAGCTGAGGTCAGACGCGGAGCATAAGGCCAGTATACTCAAGGGACAGCTTCGAGAACTCAGATCGTCCAGGCCGGAATTAAAGAAGGTTGTAGACCGACTCAGCAAATATAGTGATACCAAGGGGTCCATGACTGCCTTAGAATCTTCCGGAGCCGAGCTGGAGCGTCAAAAGGTTGACCTGGATCAACAGCTTACCAAGCTTACAACCAGCATAGACTTTCTTGATAAGGAACGTATAGCAATTGAAGATTCCATCATAAAAAAGTCACGAGATATAGACCAACATAGAGCATCCAGAGATCGGTTCAAAAAAATAATCTCAGAAAATAAGAATATTGATAAAAAAGTGGAACTAGAACAGGAAAGGCTCTCCATCATTGAGAAGGAGCTATCCGACTTAAACACCAAACTGAATGGTTATAATATATCCTTGGCCGAAGCCCAGGTAAGCTTAGACCATTATACAACCAATCTTCATACATTATCAGGAGAAACTGAGTGTCCTGTGTGTATGAACAAGATTGACAAAGGTGTTATATTACCAAACATACAGGGACTAATTGACAAAAACGCTGAGGTAGTTAAAACACTAACAGGTGACATAGAGAAGTCACGCTCCAGGGTGAATGTTTTGGAAAATGATCGGTCCCACAACACATTAGACCAATTAATAAAGGATCGATCTCAATATCACGAAGCTAGGTCTAAACTGGAAAACATTGCCACAATAATCAAGTCCATAGATATATCATCCGATAGAAAAAGGTTGGTGGAGATCAATAAGGATTTAGACACCTATCAAATTGACCAAAAAGTGCTTGCAGAAAATCTCAGAAAATTGAAAAATCTCATTGAAAAAAATACACAAGAACTCACGGAACTAAAGTCCCAGATAGAGTCCCATGATAAACTTCTCACCCAAAAAAAGGTTCTGGAGGAAAAGGTTGCATGGGAAGATAAGACCAAATCTGACCTACAGACACAAGTCAAACAAATTGATGAGGAATTGGTAAACCTAGGAAAGGACCTCAAGAGGATAGATGAATCCGTTACCAAGCTTTCAACCCTCAAAGACTATGTGAGTTATGTCAAGACCCTCTGTAAGGATGATAATGTCAAACAATATGCCATCGCGTCCATATTACCTTACCTGACTAAGAAGATCAATGAGTACCTATCACGGGCCGGCATGAACTACTTTGTCAATTTCACCAAAGCGATGGAGGATGAAATCAAGGGACCGGGAATCTATAACGCCTCATATAGTAACCTATCTGGCGGGGAAGCTCGAAGCTGTGATTTAGCTATTCTGTTTGCCTTACTGGATATAAGCAGGACCCAGTTTGGTGTGTTCCCGGACTTTTTGCTTCTGGATGAATTGTTGGATTCGTCTGTGGACAGCAAAGGTTTAGATTCTGTACTAAAAGTAGTATGGCTACGACAAAAGGAAGACAACGGAAAAATATACATCGTCACCCATAGGACCAGTGATTTTACTGATTTGGCGGAACTAAAAATGATCCGGGTTGAAAAGGAGGGTGGCTTTAGCACCATTAGTGAAATCCAAGATTAATTGACAAATCACCAATACTATGATAAACTATAAAAACACTAAGGAGAATCAAATGGACCGTAAAGAACTAATGGACAGGAGTGAATTGATAAAATATATTGCCGGGAATGCCCGCGGAAGCCACATAAGTTTGATGACCGAGAGCGATATAGCCAATGTGGGTGATGTAATCAAGACCCCAGCACTGGACCTCAATCGGATACTATCTGGTAACCTGTATAAGGGTATACCGAGTCGAAACTTGGTAGGCATAGTGGGTAAGTATGGAACCTTCAAGAGTTCCTTCTCCGCGCTGTGTATGGCTGAGGCCATAAATCATGGCTACCAGCCAATCATCATTGATACCGAGGGTGCGATGTCCAGTGATTTTTGTGCCAGATGGGGTCTGGATGTATCTAAAACCATTTATATATCTGAGACCTATGTCGAACGGGTAATGGCAATTTTGGCTCAACTCAAGGAATCTGGTCAGGAAAAGATGATTATCACGATTGACTCTATTGGTGGTCTTGATAGGTATAAAGCCTTCAAGGATGCCTTAGATGATGATGCCAAGTTGGACCAGGGTCAGCTCCAAAGAAATATCAAGCAAATGCTGAAACTGCTCTTGAACATCTGTATCCATCAGAATTCCATAGGTATAATTACAGCCCACTACTATGCCAAACCTGGAGCCTATGTTACCACGGATGAGGTGGCCGGAGGTGAGTCGGTTAAGTATGTTCCAAGCATACTCATTTCACTCAAGCGGGTATCATTGAAGGGTGAAGAAAAACAGGAGAGTAGTGAAATTACAGCCACAACCATCAAGAACCGGATGTATCCACCATTTCAAACCGCCACAATTCGGGTTGACTATACATCAGGCATCCAACAGTATGCCGGCCTCTTGGATCTGGCAATCAAGGCAGGTATAGTAACGGTGAGTGGTAACACCCATAAGTTTGGTGAGGTATCATTGGGTGTAGGCGCTGGCCGGGCGGAGGAAAACCTTGGTAAGCATCCGGAGATCCTAACCAAGCTGAATGATTGGCTCAAAACCACTGGGTATTCCTCCAGAGCGACCAATATAGACCCTATGCTGCTTACCGGTCAAAGTATAGAAGAAGCAGAGGAAACGACACCAGAGGAGAAAGAAATCAAACTGGCGCTCAAGCCTACCAAGGCTCGGAAAGCCAAGTCCCTAAAGCGGAAATAATCACCACATTTACATTTGGTGTTGTGCTCCATAAGTAGCACCAAACCAATTTGTGGAGGTACAATTATGAGTGAAAGCACGTTTGCGGTATACAGGATTACCTATGAAATCCAGGGAGACAACCAAATGTCTGAATGGACATGCTTTATTGGTGCAGCATCCCATGAGGACGCCTTATCCCACCTGGCCGATACAATCAAGAAACCATTCCGGACCGTTTCCTCCGGGATGCAATGCCGCCTTGATGACATCTCTATGGCCATTCGGTCCAATGTGATCAGACGGTATATGCTAGAAGCTGGTAAATTTACTGGTGGTGCGGGTAAGCCGGCGGCCGAGTCGAAGCTGGAAGAAATTACCATTAAAGAGGCCGCGGAGAAAGAAGAACGTAAGCTGAAACAACAAACCAGAAAGTTATAAGGATAACCTGTGAATGTGAAGCTAGTCAACGGGGACCCTATACTCCAGGGTCACCTCATTTCCAATGGCGAACCGGAGGCTCTATTTATCGACTGGATACCCACAACCAGTGAGGATTCAGCTCACGCTGCTGACCTGTTGGTGCAAACCGAATCATTGGAAATGGCCATCAAGCTCGGCATAAAGGCCATACTGTTTGACCGATACCAAGCTATCACCGATACCGAGGCCAGTTGGTTGAGAAAACACAAAAACATCATCCTGACCGAGCCGGTCATTAAGCCAAGGAGTGGGTTTGAATATCTACCGTTCTGGTTAGAAACACTATCAATAAATGAACTCAGGATCGATGACACACCTAGGCCCATAACACTCCTCTATAAGGGTGAGATTGTCAAACGGCTGCGATCTTTTGAACAATTTTACATCCCATATAAAATGTACTCTCCTGAGTCAACGGTAGCCTACTCTCCAGAGGGCCTAATCCAATCCAAAATCATCCAATACGAGTCTAAAGGCTTGACCCCAGGTCATCACACATTCTCGGAGGCACAGTACACCGTTATCATAGGTAGTGAATCAGAGTATCGATGTGGATACCTGGATCCAAGTTATATCGAAGCCCTGAAAGCCGGCTGTATTCCTTTTATACCCAATGAACATAGGTACTACAGGGCCTTACCATCGGTATCACATACAGAAGTGTGGTGGTATTCCGGACTATATGAAAAAACATATCTTGGCCTTCTGTCGGACGTATATAAATGTATCAACCAATACTATCCAGAGATGAAGGTCCAAAGCGTGGCCCAGCAGATTTACAATTTACTGTCCTAATGCTACAATGGTTTCTAAAGGAGATCACCTGACATACACTACCAACTAAAGGGTTGTAGTTTCTAGGAGATTATATGGCAAAAATCGATATAACGCTTTCAAGATCAATGACCATCAATGTTGGCAACTATAACGCTATAAAACCATCTGTAGGTTTAACGATCCATGACATAGAGTCCTCTAAGGCTAAAGAAGTATATGATGGTATTTCCGAGGTCATGGATGCACTGTTGGCAAAGGAAACATTGAAGCTCACGGATGAGTATGAGGCCATTGCTCAACTAGGTATCAAAACGTATGTGTCGGAGCTAAGAAACCAAGAAAGGAACATCGATGGAACAATCAAATCCTTCCCTACCAGATAAAATTCCCATTTCCCGCAAGTCCTTCAAAAAGATTATTATGCCTAGTGTTGGTGATGTGATATGTGATGGTTTATTCAAAGTGGAATATGTGCATTATGGTAAGTTCCGCTTCTCGGCCTCATACAGGACCATACCTCCAACGCGGGGACATATCATCAACCTGGATGACAGGAAATTCGTGATTGATTACCTGGCTGTGGTCAAGAAAAGGTTTGGGGCATCGTTCAAGGGGTTCACACAACCGGAGGTTCCATTGCCTGAGGCTCCGGAACAAGAAATAGCAGAAGATTTGGTCAAGGTAATCTAAAGCAGTTGTTTTACTTCGTACCTTGAAACCATTAGTGGTGTTCCAGAAGTCCAGACCTCACGATTGTCTGGCAGATTTGCACCAACGGTTACAAGCTGGAAATCATTTTCCTTGGGGTTGAGTATGTCCTCAATACTGGAAAGGAAGTCAGAGCCACCAGATCGTAAAAATTCAACCATTATCTTAAAGCCCTCCTCTGGTGATTTCTTCGAGTAACTTTATTGACCATTCTCGGAGACGATCCACAACCGCAAAGTTTTTCACCAGTTGTTGATATGTAGATGGTTTCTTTTCGGCCGCCAGGATTCTTTTTTACCCATTCCTTGGCAAATTCAAAATCCACTACTTGTCCTCTACTCTCGGTGAGATAATTGGTCAATCTCTAATCTACTCCCAAAACGAACCAGTAGTGACTCACCATCTGTCCAGACCTCCGATATATCAGCCGGCTTGTAGGATTCAACCTTGGTAACCTTGAATCTGTTAGCTTTGGGGTCTAGTAGGTCCTGAATATACTTGTAAAACGACTTGTTACCATAGTAATAGTCTGATAGGAATGGGCTGAGCTGGGGATGCTGGACATAGACCTCGGCTACAAAGTCCTTTATATTACCAATCTTATCCTTCCTATCATCGATGGATATACAGGCCCGGACAAAATCCTTGTATGTGTAAGAGTATCTCTCACCAAGTATATCACGTAGCACATCATTGAACATAGACATGTCAGCAAAGTCATACTGGCTCAATGTGTCATTGAATGAGTACCATAAGTCAGAGGATGGACATATCCCTATTCTGGACCCAGCTTCCGGTATAACTATATAAGCATGATTACCAAATGCAGAATCCTTATCAGATGTACATATGATGCTTCTGCTCCTTTTTGGATACCTGAACCAAGCGGGTGAGTTGTCCATAAGCCAGGTGTAATAGTTCTTTGTATTAGCTGAAACTCTCTCGGTAAGAGAGGGATTAACAAGGTATAGTGGCGCCTCCAGGTTAGCCGCTCCGCGGTATATCCATGGATCACCGGCTATAATACCCTTTAGCTTCGGAATCACGTACTTGGCCTTGGTCCTAATGAACTGGATGGCTTTTTCCTGATCAATAAGGACCGACCGGCCTTCGGTAATTAGGTATTGGTTTAGTCTGGTCATTGACTGGTAAACACCTCCAACACGCGGTCCCTGTAATCATAGTCTATCAGTATATAGGAACCACACTTGAACATAACCTCGTGGTCAGTGAGTAGAGCCTGTGTTAGGCCAGTGGATTTATATGTTTTGATGTAGTATGAAAATTCCTCAACTTCCAACTCAAGGTCCTTCTTGAGTGTAGCATACATATCTTCGACCTTCGGTGACCAAAGGTACTCATATTTGCCTAGGGGAACAAAGATATATGGCCTACCATACTCAGAAGCCAACTCCGGGCTAGCCACCGCAAAGACACCTTGTGACCTAGGTCTCCAGCCAAATTTCTTTTGGAACATATCATCGACTCTATTAGATACGTTGACAGGGGTATCAGTTGGTCTACGATCCATCCTGGGTTTCCTAATGATGTACCTGGTGAGCAGCTCATCCACACCACGGTACAGGAAGTTAGGTGAAGCCTTAGTCTCGATGATATAAGGGCGACACTGTTCCTTAAGGACCTTTTCTATGGGCGCGAATGGATCCTTCTCTATGAACTCAAGTAGGCGGCTCATAGGCCCAAGACCTCTGCTATATCCGCATACGGTTCCATATCCACGGCATCCTTGGTATTGTATATGGTCTTAACAGCTACCTTCTGGGCCTCGCCTTCCTTAGCATGGAACTCAAGGATGATTTTACCAAGAGAGTCGGTTATCCTTATGGAAGTGCTGCCAGGCTTGTGTTTAAACTCTATATTATTGAGGTTAAGCTCAGGATGCTTATCGATAAGAGATATTTTTAGGCCCTTAGCTAACCTCTGAGTTATAACCAGCATGATTTTTGTCTTACTGTCTGTGAGCCCCATACACTTCAATATACCAAAAGCAAAGGTGTTAAATTCCTGTTTATAGTAATCCATCATTACGGCATACACCGTGTCAGCTACAATGGGGTTTATGTCTATTCTGTCTTCGGCTCGTTTGGTCCTTAGAAACGCCAACACATCTCTGTCAAGGCGCTGTTTCTTACCTATCTGAACCAGCTTATTGGACTCCTTAGCTTTGGTAATAAGTTTACCTAGAATCTCATGGGACTTAAACCGGCGCTTTAGGTCTGCCTCGGCCTCAGCACCCAACAGGTTCCTCACCAGACTCACCGGTGTAGGATTGTAAAGTGTCACCACGCTCTTCCGGTACAGTTTCAAGGAATAAAGGTCATACATCATCTCACCAAACTTCTCCAGTTCAACACCAATATCAGCCTTTTGGTCCGAACCCCGCTGGAAGGAAAGATTGTCCAGGTAAATTCCATGAATAATGCAATCTGATCTCCTGGCTTGGCCTATGAGGTAAGTAGCCATGGCTTGAGACCCTTTATATATCTCCTCATATACCTCTTTATGGTTTGGCTGAGATTTCAGCCGCTTATGGAATTCCTTAACTTTTGTGTTGATGTCCGCTTCAACACCAGCATACTTTGCCTTGTCAATTACCACCTGATCAAATTTGCCATCTGCTTGAAATATCATTTGGCAAACCAACACCTCATTGTAGTTCCCTTTGATTGAACTTTCAGCACCACTAAGCGAGGCCTCATTCAGCTTGGATGTCTTGATGGTAAGATGGACAATATCACCAGGAACGAGGTCATCGGTCTCACTGGAAAACAACTGGGCTATATAGGACCTAAGTCTCTCCCAGCTGTTCTTTATCATGGAAGCCAGGCTCTCATCCAGTATATACTGTTCCAGACGCGCCATTACTTAATCTCCTTGATGTAATCATCAATATAGAACTTTTTCGTATCATCACCATCGGGATCAACAATAATGGAGAAGCTATGGCCAACGTTGGCCAGCTTCTTTATGTGTTCAAACATTTGCCTAATAGTATCAGGAGCATCACCTGTGCTAACAATGGTAATAGACCCGGTCTCTAGTTCTTCTGTTAAATACCTAGCCAATTTCATCCCTGTATCTCAATACCCATTCAATAATGTAATCCAGCTCAGTGGTGGTAAGCCCCGGCCAACTCGGCAATATAACTACCTCGTTAGATAGGATTTGAGCAACTTCATCACACTCCATATTTATGCCGCCGAGGTAACTATGGTACCGAGTGCTATAAAACATAGGCCTGGTCTCAATTCCAGCGTCCTCAAAGAATTTTTCAGCCTTAGCATAGCCTGTACCACCAACAAACTTGAGTCCAAACATCCAGTTGGCCCGTTCGGTGTTCGGTTCTTCCTTCTGTAACACAATACCGGTCTGACCCTCCAGATGCTTCTTATAATAATCGAACACATCGGACTTCATGTCCAATATCTCATCAAGTAACTGTAACTGGCCTAATAGGAGCGCGGCTTGTAGGTTGCTCATTCTGAAATTGTTACCCAACAGCTCATGGATAAACCTTTTAGGCCCTTGACCCTGTCTCTTTACCAGCGTGATATATTCAGCCAACTTGCTATCATTGGTGAATACAGCTCCACCTTCTCCTGAAGTAACCTGCTTATTTATGAATGTGGATATAGAGGAAACTAGGCAATCCGTTCCGCTGTACTTACCCTCATATCGGCCCGTGAAACCCTCACAATTATCTTCTATGATGATCGCATTAGGAAACCTACGGTGGACGCGAGGTACATTGATAATATTGCCGAGATTATGCACCACCATGATGGCCGTATCGTCCGGCACGTGATCTATCTTAGAGAGGTCCATGTTCCAGGTGTCAAGGTTGGCATCAATGGCTATGATATTGTGGTAACCCTCATACAGGATCGAGTTATACACCGCTACATAGGAGTTGTTGGGTACAATGATGTTCCTGATGCCTGGATACTTGTACCTGAGGGCCTTTATCAGGAGGTGCGTGGCCGATGTACCATTGTTTACAGGGATCACATGTTTTATGCCAACGAGGGATTGCAGTTGCTCGGTTACATTGTACACGTAAGGACCACCGTTAGCCACGTGGCCGTCGTCGAGTGCCTTGTGGGCGTAGTATAGGGACTCTGGTGGCAAATATGGGCGATAGACCGGTATCTTCATAGTGACCTATTTATCAGTAGGTTTTGTGCTTTGGTTGGTGATACGCTTCCGGTGTATCAGACTTCAGTATGTCCAGAAGGGTCTTGTCAATATCATCGATCAACACGTTCCGTTGGACATTCAGGTCACAGGCTTTCTGGAGAGTGTCATACAGCTTCCTCATACCGGCGGCATTATGATACTTGACCATGAAAGCATCAAAGGACATACGCCGGATTTCATATAGGAGGTTTTGATTCGTAAACATCTTTAGGTCCACCGTTATCAACCTATCTATTACTGATCCAAGTGTTTCTGGCATTAGAGCCTCCTCATGATACCCAGGAATTTCTGGAATGAGCCGATATGTGTATGTTTTAGGCACCAATCCCATTTATGCATCATACCAAGCTGACCAAATCTAAGCAGCCAGTAATCCGGACCTAGGAAGGCATGGAGGTTGGCATTGACAGACAGGGCCAAGCAATACTGGCCACCATTACCAATTTGGAATGTTGCTTTGGCATAGTGCATTAGGGTTGCATCGGCTATCAGCTCATTCAATCTTGGAACTCTGCCAATTTCCACAGTTCTATCTTCCAACCTTAGACCTGACTGCATTATATCGTCATAGATGCAATAGTTCCAAGAGTCTATCTTGTTATCACCACCAAGGCGATGCTTCTCACCAATGAGTACCAGCTTATACTTCCGGCTCAATTTCTTGAGGTTGGCGAAATATTCCTCCTTGATGGAATCGAAATAGGCTCTGTCAACCGAACGCACTTTGGATGTAATGACCACATAGTTCCGGATGTCTGGCCGGCCCTGTACCAACTGTGGGAAATTGGGCTTAGTGGTCATGTCAAAGCCAAGGATGGGGAACTGATCGGTAGCACAATATTCATACTGCTTGGTCGTCACATTGACCGGTTTGGTCATGGACTGAGCCAAGAGGTTCACAAAGTTCTTATGGAACAATCTGGTCTCCTCATCGTGGTTGTGATGCCAACGAAGCAGCCCGTTCCATACGGATATATTCACCCGCTTCACTCTGATGTCATTCTCCAACATATGCAACATGAGCAGCTGGTCTCCGAGGCTCAGTGCGGTTGAGAAAGAAGAGGTGCCGTTTTCATCCAGGAACCAATCCAACGCTTTGACCCCAAGAGCCGCTCGGCCCAATTGTTCCACATGAACAAGGAAAGTGTTAGGATCCTGGGTCACAAAACCATTATCCACCGACTCACCACCATAGATAATATCATACAGGTCAAACGGAACAATAAGGCCAACATGATACCCCGCGACAGCTGAAGCCAGACAAAAATTACCACCTATACCGAGTGTAATGACGGCCCTGGCATATTTCATGATGTAGCAAGCCTTCTCCATATTCATGGGGGTAATGGTTAGGTCTTCCTTTTCCGTCAGGTCGATGGCGTCAGGGATGTATTTTTTGCAATCATCATATATAGAGTATAGTCCACCTATCTCCCAAAGTTTAGACCATTCTGGAGCATTCCTGATCGACCTCTCACCCATAAGTACGATCCTGTAGGATTTTGGCAATTGGCGTAAAATCTGGAACAGCCGGTTCTTGATCCGCTGATACTCATAATTCATAAACCCTTTGACCTTGGTGTGGATGACGATATATTCCTCTTCGGGTATATCAGTTGGCTCACACAACAGGTCGGGGTAATAAGGCTTGATGGGGTAGACATCCTGTGCTGACCTGTATATATCCATAGGCATACCTGGTCCATCCTCATTGGAGTCAAGAACCAGCTCATACCTCGGAGCCGGAAAAAAGCGTTTGAACAGGTCTATCGTATGGGTCTCATAGGTCTGTGACTTTCCAAGCGATTCTATCAGTTTCAGACGTGGCTTGATTATGATTTTTTTGTATTTCGTATTGTCCAGCATAGCCCTGGTATAGATAATATCACCAAGGCCAAGGTGAACCGTGGCTGTAAATGTTTCCGGCCTCTCGTAACTCTTATAGGCCTTGACTTTGGTGATGAAATCCTTGGGATTATCTGTAGTGAACAATCGCCGGTGCTGGTTTTCCTCCAGGTGCTTTTCCAGTAGGTTGCTCCAACCCTCAGTGTGAATCCAAGCTGCCGTGTTACCCACGGACAAGGCCATGCAAAATAGTCCACCGTGACCAACCGAGAAATTGCATATGGCCTCCCTCATATACATACAGTTTTGCATGATGTTATCTATATCCGGTGTGCTTTCCCCACTGGTCATTGGAAAGGTCAAGTCTATGGCACCAGGTATATAGCGCATAATGTCCTCATAGATGCTGTATACCCTGCCTGGTAAGTATACGGCATATTCTTTTGTCTGGACCAACTCCCTCTCACCCAGCACAACCACCTTGGCCGGCAAGTTTCGCAAAGCGGCATAGATGCCATCACGGTAGGTAAGATATTCCTCGTACTGTATCCCACGCACCTTGGTCATGATAGTGAAATAGTCATACGGCAGCTTTTCACCTGAGCACATCAGGTTATATAGTTCCGGCTTCACTGGTAATATGCTATCCTCGGTGATCAGCTTCAACGGGCTCTTACACGGCGCTCCCTGGTACTCTGTAACCCTGTAATACGGTGGCTTGAATAGGTGCTTGAAGAACCTCTCAAGGTACCTTCGGTATTCCGGTGTATCAGACCGGCAGAGATTCAGGGTTTCAAGGTGAGGAGATATATTCACATAGGCAAATTCGGTGCGTTTGGCATCAAGCATGGCCCGCGTCAAAAGCAGGTCCCCTATACCCACCACGGTGGCCAGGCTGAACACTCTGGTTGGTACCAGCACGATCTTGTCATTGATGACTGTGTATCTCACTGCCGGCTGCTCATTCTTGTGAACACGGTTCCTTGGCACATAAAGAGGTGCCCCAGCCAATTTTCTAAGCAGGTACCTCATACAGTCGAAGTGGTTAGACATTCCAGATATGTCCCGAAGGTGGCCTGTCATTAACCTGTTTGACGGGAAAATCAGGATGTCATTGGGGTCTACGTTAGAATCTGTACCCCTAACATATTCCCCACTGTATGTATTATCAAATAGGTAAACCTTATCGTTTGAAAGGAAGGGTTGTATCGATATGGGTGATAGGCCTATAGTATTGGGATTGAGTAATATGAATATCTTGTCTTTTTTGTTGCAGAGGGTGTTACTAAAAACCCAAGGTAAGCCATGGGAATCACGATGGTCATACAGTTCCACATTTTTCACATCACCTATTATCCTGGAACGGTCATATGTTACAAATACAGGCTCATATGATTTTGGAACCTCAACATGGTGTACAGCGGGAGAAGGAAATTCCACCTCGTAGCGACGCCTGACAACCACACCACCCATTATCACAACTCCATTAGATTTTCTTGGTTCGCGTTTTCTTTACCTTAACTTCATCTACAGCAGGCTCTAGTTGAGTTTCCGGTTCATTAACCTCCGGTGCCAATTCTTCCGGTGCTTCCTGTATAACTATATGTTCCGGCTCAACTACCACTTCTGGTTTGGAGCCACCATACGTGCGTTTGATTTTTATCACTTGATCCTCCTGGCAGGACAGCCAACATATACTCCTGGCTCAGTAATATCACCGACCACAACGGCTCCCATACCAATTATTACATTGTCGCATATATTTATACGCTCACGTATCGATGCCCCGGCTCCAATAAAACATTTTTTACCAATGGTCACGTTTCCACAGATTGTAACACTAGGTGATATGGTTGTATAATCACCTATAGTAACATCATGCGCCACAATAGCACCCATGTTGATATGGCACTGTTCTCCGATAATAACATCGGTCGTGATTATAACACCTGGACATATCACCGGACCTGCGCCTATAAAAAATGTACCAGGACTTGTAAAGGTTACAGTGGGATCTATAACAGTCTCAAATTTACCACCAACTTCCACAATTTTCTGGCAAATTTTGTACCGGATATTCGGGTCGCCTATAGCCACAATAGACCCAACACTATAGTCTACCCAGGAGTCATGGATCGTAGTAAGGTCATATATCTTATACCCCACGTTATACATATCTACAAAGTCTATGGGATACAGACCTACCCTATGACACATTGTATAGGTTTCTTTGGCAAAACCACCAGTACCGAAGATATGCACCCGGTTGGTTACTCTATCCACCGATTCCACTCAACACCTCCACAACATCGTTTTCATTATGTACCAGCTCAAACCTGGCACAGTCCCTTTCATATATCTGTCGGATACCAAAATCGTGCCAATAGGCCGGATCTCCATACTCCGAGCTTTCCTTATTCAACACCGATACAAACAGCTTGGATCTGTCTTCCACATTGGGCTTGATGAGACAATAGGTCCACGGGCCTGAATTGCTACCCACTATAGCCTTACAGGCCAGTGAGGTCCGCACTATGTTGATCATGTTTGGCCAACCTTTCCATGGGCTCGATATAACGTTGGGCGCCTTGACCACTGTGCCGTTGGTCACTATAAAATCTGCTTGTGGGTATCTGGTAGACAGAGCTTTTATAACACCATCCCAATCAAAGGTTTTCACTTGGTCTGATAGAACCTGGTTGTTACAGATCAACACGGAGGGATGGGGTAGTGTAGGAGGGGTCCCGATGTTCAAAATGTCCGGTACATACATTTTGATGCTCGGCAGCTCAAGCCCCATAAGCTCTAGGAAGGTGCGTTCCATGATTTTATGTAAAGTTATCAAGGTGACACTGTGGAGAGAAAAATACTCACAATCATAGACTCTGTACCACGTGTTTATGAAAGTCTTGCCACCGAGCGTGTGGTGCCCCATAAAATTGAGCCGGAGGCCAGGTGGCAACTTTCGCTGGATAAGTCCTTTGATGTCAGCAAGGTACACGTGGTCATAGTTATGCCAGTATGTAATGGGACCTAATCCAAGGCTCACCACATACCGCACGAATTCCTTGGACACATGGAGGTCACCAGCATGGTGCTGGTTATAGAAATTTAGTGTAGTGTCCACAACACATCCTTAACACATAAAAATATTTTTCCGGAACATGTTTACAAATCGACTCTCACCCTATATAATAAGGCTGTAGCCGGGACGAATATTCCTCCTGGACCAGGTCCAGTGGAAATTCCGGTCCGGAGGATTCCAGTCCATGAGACCTTCCGGTCCGGAATCCAATCCTGGAGAGAATTCCAATCCTGAATATGATTATTGAAGTCCAACAGGTCATAGGTAAAAGCTTACCAGGTGCATACTCGGTTGACTTATATCCCAACCCATTAGACAGGGCTTGAGTTTGATGGATTCCGTATGTTTTATTTTCAACACTGGTACCTCTAACCATAGCTTGTCATCCTCAACCTTATAATTCGCTATATAACCTATCACATCATATGCAAAGGCTATCTGGTACATAGGCCTAACCCTGGTAACCAGGTTAACCTGGTTCTCACCCATCAACCTGACTATAAAATGTATGGGGAAGATGTATTGGTCAATATCACATTCAAACCACACAACTATCTATGCCTCCAGGTCCTTTATATTCAGTCGTTTGCCCGTTGTTTCATCAAACATGTTCAGGTCACCTTCATCCAATTCAGGTTCATCAAAATATTCGGTCAGGTTATCCAGCATAGAGTGTAAATTTATATGCACCAGCTCAGGTCCATATGCAATAGACATGAATACAGAATATATATAAGCAAACATGAGGTCATAAGCCTCACGGTTCTTATCGAGGGCCCTGATGGATTCAACAAATAGCTCCAGGAATCGATCAAAATGTTCCTCTGGAGGCCAATCCTTTTTCATCTGGCTGTAAACATCTTCAACATTATTCATCACATCGGTCATATAATCTTCAGACATATCGGCTCCTATTGGTTATTTATGCTCCGAAAACTTTATCCTGGCACACCTGGCATAGGCCAGAGATGAAATATTCCTTCTCGGACAAACGATCCCTGAAAGCATCCAGGTCGATAAGCTTATGGCAAAATGGGCATAGGCCGGCCTCTACCATCTTTACTTCCTTGCTAAAACCTAAGGCTTTCATGATTTTACCTTTCTATACATGTGATGGTATATTATAGCACACTGTTATTTGACTGTCAAGTGAAAAGATTGGACCGGAGGTTTGGATGCCTCCGGTCCATGAATTGACTAGCTGAGTGATGTTCCACATGAGCCACAGAAGGCCATGTTGGATTTACTATGTTTACCGCAGGTTGGACAAACCAGCTTGGTCTGGATGGCGACCGGCTCGGAAACAGGCACAGAGCCCTTATACCCCTTGAGCCGGAGAACGATTACATCAGCGTTTTCCTCCAGTTCACCAATGGAATCATACTGAAACACTTGGCCACTATGGCCTCCTTTCACAGTTAGACCCTCATCCGGCTGTATATCTGGTACAGTCTTACACTGGACAGAACCTGAGGAGATACCTCCAACTGATCCAAGGCAATTCGTTACGGTCACATTGCCAGCATTATAGGTGGCTGTAGCATTGGTACCAGATCCATAGGTGGCTGTAGCATTGGTATCAGATCCATAGGTGGCTGTAGCATTGGTATCAGATCCAATGGTATAGGTCCCACTGATTGCACCCCATGTAATCCATGGTTGATAAGGTGGCCATTTTGACCAATGGTCATGCCAGTGATGGTGGTCATGGTAATAACGATCCACATGAACAGGTTTATCCTTCTCGTATTTCACTTCAATACGTACCAACCCATCATCCACTCTATCTCCCCTATGTTCCACTATTTCCTGGGTCTTTTGGATAAACTTGAACCGGTGTCCACCGGTTAGGCTGTTTTCCAGGAACCTTTCCAACTCAATGGATTCATTAGCTTCAATGAGTAGGCTGTTTCCAATGGATTCACCATCAATGGAAATGGAGACCTGGGCTTTTTTGGAATTGAGGTTTTTGAGGTAGATGGAGTATTCGGCTCCATAAGGCAGGTGGACAACGCGTTCCGGTGATTCCCGGAGGATTTTGCCACCACTCTTGATTACTGCTACGAATTTGTTACTGTATGTCATGTTACACTCTCCTTTATAGGCCCACCGTCTAAGGACCTGTTTATTTTAGTTTACAGACGGTTTGGATTTGGTGGAACCTTGGTACCTCCTTTATTTTCCGTATTTTCTGTTACCTAACCTAATATTGAATTTTGTTAGGAATAGTTTGGAAAGCGTTTCCTCCTCTCGTTTTTCGAGGTTAATATCATTGATTATTTGGTATACAC